AATAAGGTGGGTGCTTTGTTTATGAAAATGGGCACAGGCAAAACGAGAGTAGCCCTGGAGCTTGTAAATTCCGTTGCCGATATCGACCTCGTTGTTTGGATTGCTCCACTACGAACCATCAAGCCTATAAAAGAAGGTATGCCATCGGTGATTGATGAAGTGACAAAATGGGGCGGATTCCGTGCTGATAATGTAATATATATGGGCGTGGAAAGTATCCAATCATCCGACAGAAATTATTTAAAATTGCACAAAGCGATATCCAATGCTCGCAAATGTTTTGTCGTGGTGGATGAAAGTATCAAGATAAAAAATTACGAGGCAAAACGAACGAAACGACTCTTGGAATTATCCAAAATGGTGGAATACAAATTAATCCTCAATGGAGAACCTATCACCAGAGATTTGTTGGATATTTGGGCACAATTTGAGTTTCTTGACCCTGAGATACTCCGAATGAGATATGCTGAGTTTAAGAATACATTTTGCCGATACACGACAATCACAAAACAATTTGGCAACTACAAGAGCTACAAGAAGGAGTTTATCACGGGTTACGAAAATATAGATTATCTTTATTCTTTGATTGGTGAGTATGTTTATGAGTGTGACCTGGAACTCAATGTAAAACAAATATTTGAGACGAAAAAATACAGCCTATCCGCAGCCGAGAAGGAGGAATATAATTATCTAAAAAAGGAATATCTCGACAACGAGAAGCTCCTGGCGATGAACAATAATATATTCCTTGAAATGACCCAAAAAATGCAACATGGATATGCCTGCAACGAAAAGAAGGTAGAACTCGCACGAGAATGGATAACCGACGAAAGTAAAACGATTATCTTTTGCAAATACATATCCAGCAAGAATTTATGCGAGAAAGAATTCCCAAAGGCAGTCGTGCTGAACTACAAAACGGGCAGTCTTGGACTTAACCTACAAGATAGACCTTATACTATTTATTTTGACCAGACCTTTGATTGGGGGGATGTTATTCAATCGCAACATAGGAACTACAGAACAGGGCAAGATATGGATTGCAGATACTTGCGATTGGTCGGCGATGTAGGATTAGAAAATTTGATTTTGAAAAACAATGAAAAAAAACTCGGTATATCCGAATATTTAAAGAAAATAAGCAAAAAAGAATTAAAAAATATAATATGAAAAAAAAATTTATAAGCCCAGTATACAATGTTAGAGCTATAGCACTGGATAAGATAGAAGCTAACGATTACAACCCAAATCATGTAGCAAAAAGAGAAATGGACTTGCTCTATCAGTCCATAAAAGCCGATGGATACACGATGCCTATTGTTTGTTTTTATGATGAAGAAAAAGATAAATATATTATCGTGGATGGATTCCATAGGTATACTATTATGCTGAAACACAAAGATATATACAATAGAGAAAATGGAATGATTCCCGTTTCAGTAATTGATAAGCCTATTTCCGACCGAATGGCATCTACAATCCGCCACAATAGAGCAAGAGGGAAACACGAAGTAGAATTACAGGCTAACCTTGTTGCAATGCTCAAAGCTGGCTGGGATGAGATTAAAATAATGAAAGAACTGGGGATGACCTTGGAGGAAGTCCAAAGACTTATTGGATTAAAAGGAATAGCATCAGAAATTAAGGGCGTTCCTTATTCTATTGAAAGACAAATCGTAGAGGCAGGAGAAGATGTGCCAGAAAATTTAGATTAATGGGAAGAACAGCAATAAGAGGAACAGAGGATGTTTTGACAGCAGTCCGTAAGCGTATATCACTACTATTTGATATGTATGATAATATTTCTCTTTCTTTTTCAGGAGGGAAAGACAGCACAGCATTATTTCACTTGGTAAACGCCGAGGCGATTAAAAGAAACAGAAAGTTTATACTCTATTTCCAAGACCAAGAAGCAGAATATCAGGGAACAATAGACCTTGTGGAATGGGCTATGAGCCAACCTAATGTAATACCTATGTGGTATCAGGTGCCTATCTTTATGACCAATGCAGCAAGTCAGCAACAATTGTTTCTGTGGGCTTGGGGAGAGGGCGAAAAATGGGTAAGAGAAAAACACCCTTTAGCTATTCATAAGATAGACAAAAAGTATCCAAAGAGATTCCATAAATTCAATCTTTGGGTGGGACAGAACTTAAGAAAATTAGAAGGTTCGTGCGTTTCTATCGTTGGATTAAGAGCAGAAGAAAGTCCAGATAGGCGTTTTGTTATGTTTGGGGAAGATTCTGAATTGTTTTGGCTACGCCGTAAAAACGAGCCTCACAAAGCCTATCCTATCATTGACTGGAAATATACCGATGTGTGGAAATACCTCATTGAAAATAATCTGAAATACAATAAAATATACGATAAAATGTATATGCTCGGCGGTGACTTGCGAACTTTCCGTGTATCCAATTTAGTCCACGAAAAAGCCTTCCGATGCCTCACTGACCTACAGGAATTAGAGCCTGAAACTTACGATAAATTAGAAGAAAGACTACAAGGCGTTCATACGGCAGCTATCTATGGCAAAGAAAATCTGGTATATTCTATTAAGGAACTTCCAGAGAATTTCAAGACTTGGAAAGAGTACAAAGATTTCCTATTAAGTTCCATACACCCAGAGTTAAAGAAGATTTTTGAATACCAATGGAGCAGATTTGGAGATACGGATGATATTGGTGCAAACAAGTATATGGTAAAAAGAATTTTGCTTTGCGATTGGGAAGGTAATATAACTTGGAGTAGAGATTTTGAATTTAATTACACAAAAGACCAAATTTTATTTAAAAACAGACTAAAAAGAGAGGATGCTATCATAAAAAAATGGACAACATTGCTTTAACCACACCACCACCCCACGCTTCGGCTCAAAGTGTGGGGCTTTTTCATGTAAAAAAAAATCAAAAATAATTGATTAAAAATTTGCACAATCAACAAAAATTGATTACCTTTGCAGTGTAATAAAAAATAAGAGAGATGGTCACAAAAGAAATCACAGCGGAAGAATGGTTTTTGATAGAAACTATCCGCAATTACAGAAAAGCTTACCCAAACGGAGCAAAGATGCTTAAAACTGAAATTATGGAATTGCTAAACGAATTGATGGATTTGGATTACAAAGAAAATCAAGAAGACGATCAAGAAAACGATCAAGAAAACGAAGACTAACAACAGCCCTCTTCGGAGGGCTTATTAAAGAAAAAAATATGGAATTAGCAACAAAACAACGGCAGGAAAAAATAACGATGAAACAACAGCTTTGGGACATTATCGTGGAAGTCTCTTGGGGGGAAATATCAGAGCAGTACTTCAAAAAATCTCGTTCGTGGCTTTCTAAAAAGATGAACGGAAAGGGATTTAATGGAGAGGAAGGAGATTTTACCCCAGAAGAAAAAGAAATTTTACGCGGTGCATTAGTAGATCTTTCCGAAAGGATAAAGACCGCCGCATACAAAATTCAGTGATCATTTACTGATTTTTTATTACACCCACCCCACTCTTCCTCACCTGGAAGAGTGGTTTTTGTTGTATAATTGACACAACAATTTTGTATATTAAATTTTTATTGTACTTTTAGCAAAAAATTGTGTGAGATGGAGGGTTTTTTAATAGCTAAATATGATTTAATGCTTTCGGGCACTCAATATTTAGATAAGTACAATAATAGCAGATACTATAATGCGGATGGTTCAAGAGCGGGGTCGATATTTGAATTAATCCACGAAAAAGACAATGAATATGATCCATTAGCAATAATGGTTTGTTATAGAGGAAAACATATCGGATATATTCCTAAGGATGAGAATTTAGAAATAGCATATTATTTATCCCATCCAGAGCAGTTTTATATAGAATGTAGGCAGAAAAAGAAACAATGCAGAAATGACTTTGAAATGATTGTTGTAATCATTAAAGTTTTTTCTAAGTCTAAAGAATACACTGAATTTAGTTATGAGGTTTTTGATAAGGAATTTCCTAATTATGATGATGATGTTGAGGAGCTCAAAAGAATAAGAATACAAAAAATAGAAG